TCTGCGGTTGGTTTGTACACTTCGTTTGAAGAAGTACTTGTTGTTACTTGGTGCGTTTCTACGTCTTCTACACCTAAGTTAAAAATGTCAAATGAATCACTCATACCTTTAAATTGTTTAGTTTGTTTAAATTATTAAATTGTTTATCTTGAAATTGCTTTCAATACTTATAATCGTATACTCTAAAAAGTTTCAACTTCAGGAAAAGGAAATGTTAATATAGAATTTTCGTCTTCACTCCAACAAGTATCCGTAAGCTTAAGTAGCCCTGACTTGTGTAATAATGCTTCACGCTCTTCATTTGAGAGCTGACCATTTACAACCATTTTGTGTAGGATTGTGTTTAGTCGGATGAAATCGATTGTAACTAACTGTGCCATTTCTTTTGCCTTATGTTACTACTTTAATAGTATACTTATTATATATCTAAGTTTAGTTTTGTTTCATGGAGAACTATTTTTATTTTTTTTTAAATAAAATGAAACAGTTTTACGCAACTAGCATATAAAATATGTCTTTACGCCAGAGGAAAGATTAGGTGTTTGGGGTTGCAACGAACGCAACGAGAAAATAAGCATCGACTAGGTCGTCTAAAGGCTTCGGGATCTTCTTTCCAACTTCAAGGTCTTTAACGATTTTCCACAAAGGGCTTTTAGCCAAGATTGGGTCTTCGTTCACGTTTCGTTGAAAGCAATCAAACAATTGAAGCTTATTCATATTACCCTTACCAGCAAACTTCTTAATAGTGGTTGGAGCCACAGTTTTAATGTCATCGGGATTAAGAGTCTTTAAAAGTTTTAGTTTTAGGATTGCAGCACCTGCAGCCATGTCAATCATGTTGTTAGTTCCACCGTTAGAACCATAAGAAGTTCCTTCAAAGGCAATTATAAACCCATCACCATCAAAACTATTTTGTAAGACAAGGTTTATTATGTCATCTGCCATTTTATCATAACGCTTAACTTTGAGAAGTTCTGCACTTGAAAATGATTCGGTGTTTGTAAAGTCAGGTTGATTAATAAGAGTAACATCACTTAAAAGAGATAACTCTTCTTGAAGTTTTTGTTCTGCTTTAGTGCCTGTACCAGGCTTCATGTAACTAATAAAATGATATTTCTTACTCTTATCATTGTATATGCAAATTCCTGGGGAATTCAAAGAAAAGTCTACTGCTAAAAAATTCATTTATATTCTATTACCAAGACTTGCACCTAAAGCGGCACCAACTAGTCTTGAGGTTAATAAATCATAGAAAATACCCTTTTCGATACCAAGTACTTTAGCTATCATCATACCTACTGATTTACCTAAAGCAAATCCAGTAATTCCACCAATAATAGAACCAAAGAAACCTTCATTTGTAATTTCTTCATTAAGTTTTTCAATATCATATGTACCATCGGGTCTTTGATATTCTAAAGCAAATGATTCCAAAGCCGCGTTGATTTTAGCTTCTAATTCTGGGGTCCACTCTTCTTGTAAACCTTCATTAATAAGTTTCATCTCTTTTTCAGTAGCTGAGTTTTCAAGCAAGTAAGTATTAAATGTTTTCATATGTTATATATCTGATATTTATTCGACCTCTAATCTGAGGTTTAGTTTATTATAGAAGAACGTAACTTCAAATGTGCTAAAAGATGCAGTGTTCTCTGCAAAATTCAAACTTAATTCATTAATAGAATTCATAATACAATCAGTGAATTCCATATATGCAACAGATGCACCTTCGGCATCAAGTATTCTCAAATTTAATGGATCAATATAAGCTTGTTTAGTTGATCGTGCATAATAATACAATAGAGTATCCATCATAATCCAGTAATTAATAAAACCGTCTAGCAACTGCATAGTCACTGTAAATTCTCTATTAATTGTATTTTGAATTGGCATTGCACCTCTATGGTATCTCTTAGTTCCATCATTATCTTCTTGTGTAACTGGATCAAATGAAATTCCAGGAATATTAATACCTTGAATACTATAATTTACAAAATCAACAGGTTCTGATAATAAACCACCAGGAACCTTGTTAAGATATTTTTTATACTTATCTGATACTTCAGCAGGTATAAATCCTCTGGGAAATCTAAAATCAAAACCATTATTTCTACTATTAAGAACCATAATTAAATCATAAATTTACCAGACAAAATCATATTTTCGTCTATTCCGTTATTAACACTAATATAAAATGTATTGTTTTTCATACCTCTTATAGTATTTGCATTAGCTTCACTAATTTTAAATAGTAATTCACCTTCACCCATATTAATGTCTTTATTAGAAACATGATTGAATTTTAGTTTTTGATTTCCATCACTGAATGTCATTACAACATTTTCAGTATTAGCAAAAGATATAAATTCTATATCGTCTTCTTTTCTTTTGGCAACAACGAATTTGTAATAAGATGTAAAAGGTGGAACTTTAATAAGTAATTCGCCTTCAGTTTTAAAACTAGAAGTATCAACTTCATTAATATTTTGTGTCATTATGTTTTCATTACTAGTATCGAATCTAACAGTGGCACTAGTAGCAATTACATTATGTCTCTCTACAAATGCAGGTACATATTTAACACTTCTTGGTAAATTATCAGTAAATATACCAGCAATAATTTTATTAGATGCTAATTGAGGCAACACATTATAAACTTCAGTTAATTGATTTGGTGAATCAATTTTAAGTTTTTGTAATCTTTTACCATATTTTGCAGCTTGATCAATTGACAAACTTGCACGTTTTACAATCTGTGTATTATCAGTTTGATTCCATATTCTCATAGTTACATCAATTGAGAAACTAGAAGCTATATTACTATTAATAATAACAGGTCTAAAAACAATCGGTGTATTAAAATCTTCGTACTGTGTATAAGTTGTTTGGAATGTTTTAACTTCTGAAGTTCCTATACTTTCAAAAACATCAACGTCAAACATTACAATAATATCATCAGATGTTTTAGTGATTTGATTTAGAATATAAGCTTCGAATGCTCCAATTGAATTGTCCTTTTCACCATATATTCTAAAATAATCTCCATCAGTTGCATCTTCAACCACTACTGTAAAATCTTGAAACTCGTCTTCTCTCGAAATAGTAAACTTATTTTCTTCTGCGGTTGTAAAATAATCAAAACCATTAAAAGTTTCTAGATTATTTATTAACTTAAATGTAAGTTCATAGTTTGCACTAGGATGTAAATCACTAGAATCTAATGTACCATCTCCATAAAATAAATCGTTAAACTCACTATTCTGATTTATTAATGTAGGTATTTTTATATCAATAAATTTACTATATAAAGTCTCTCCTAAAATGAATGGCTTAGGGTTTGCATATTCATAATTACTAGTATTTAAATAAACTAATTGCGTTAAGTAATTTCTTATACCTGTTTCTCTTTTTGCAGCTACTTGAAATAAGAATCCTTCATAACCTCTTGCAGAAAAACTATAACCACTTCTTAAGTGTAGTCTAATACTATCGTATTTTATAAAATTAATATTAGCAGTAGCATCAGTTTGGTAATTTAAAAGATCTGTCTCATTTCCTCCAGCCCAATCTACATTATTATTAATATAATTATGCATCTCATAATCTCCAGTAGAATCATATCCTAATAAAGCATATTTAGTTGCAGTAGCATCGGTCTGTACAGCGTGGTATCTACCGATAGTTTGATTAATATCATTTCCTGTATTTTCATCAGGATTTGCAAATAAAGGATTAGCTCTTGCGTCAACGATTATCTTTCCACCCTTTAAACCTTCATATGAATAATCAACTGTACCGTTTTGTGTAGGAGTAAATTGACCAATTTCAGTTGCACTAGAATATGAATAAATTCCAAGTGTACCACTTATGGCAAATAAACTAGGATTTACTAATTGACTTAAATTAAATTTGTAGGTTTTACCGTTTTGTAGTAAAAGAGTTCTAGCTGCAAAATTTTCAACTGACAAATAACCATTGGTTTCTGTAACATCAAAGTTTACAACAGCACTACCTAACTCACTAATCAAATGTCTTTGACTGAAAGGATCACCCTTAATTGTATCTAAGAATTTTACCTCGCTACCATTTTCATCAACCTCTATTTGGTATTTAGAAGGATTACTTTGATCGTGGTAAATAAACTCTAATAAAATGTCTGAGTCTAAGTAAAAATATCTTGATGATTGTGCCATTATTTATATTATTTTAAAATCTTAACCACTTTGGTGAGTAGTAGAGTCCAAGGCCTATTGATGGACCAGTACTTATTATTTGATTATTATTTAAATTTATTCCATATCCTAAACCAATACCGATTGCAAAACCACCTTTTTTAACAGGCTTTTGATTTAATTTAGTATTAATTAGGTTTATATTTTCTATATTGTCAAACGTTAAACCAGGGTAAGAAGTTGAAATTTTTAATTGATCAGCTCCATCAACATTTTCTATAGCAGCCATTAAATTAATCTTATGGTTTATAGAGAATGTAGCATCACTGTATTTAAAATCTGTACCATTTTTTGTGATTAGCATTTCTCCTGAAAGATCTCTAGAATTACCTTTTCCAAAATCATCAAATTTACTAAACTTAATCTTAGTATTTATCGAGTCTATTTTAGTAGTACTAGTACCAGCTACAAACGTGTCTTTTATTTTTAAATCAGCAGTCAATAAAGTATTCACCTTATTTAAATTTCTATTTAAATTTAAAGCATCTTTATATTTTTCAATTAGTTCTTTTTGATCTCCCTTTAAATCATTAAGATCAAATTCATAACTTCTTTTTTCAGCAATCAAATTACCATTCTTAGCAACTACAATTCTTACTGAATCTTTAGAAGCCAAATAATTATTAAAGTTTCTTTGAGAATCTTTTTCAGTCATCTCAACTTTAGCTTTTAAATTGTCTATTTGATTGCACTGTTTTAAAAACAATAAAACAAAAAGAGCACCGGCTACAAAAATAACCAGGCTCTTATTTGAAAAAAATTGTTTTATGTTTTCTTTAATTTCCATTTGTTTAAAATTTATTATCTTATTGTTTCGCCAGTACCACCACCGGAACCGTCATCAAAACCCTTTTCCAGTTCGTTTACTAAGTTATGTACTAATATACCATTTGCAAAGTAAACATCTTCAGTTTCTACATTAAAACTCCAAGTTGAGAATGGAACTTCTGTTTCTATAAATGACTTAGCACTAATTAAAATCCATTGATTATTTTCGTTTAACATAGATTCACCTATAGAAGCATCTCTAGCTATTTTCCAAGAAACTACATTGTTTATATCTTTGATCAATATAGGATGTTCGTACGTTATCTTAAGAGCTCCATTATTAAAGTCATAGTAAGATGTATATGTATCAGCCATCACTTTGATTACTTGAACCGATGTAAATTCACCTATAAAGTTATCTATATGAGAAGACCAATTTTTATATGCTTCTTCATCATAATTATATCCATCTACATTAAATGATAATAATTGATCGCCTACTTGAATGTTTTCAACAGCCTTAGTTTCACCAGTTGCCATCGTAATCATTTCTCCAGCAATGTGACATCCACCGCCTCCACCGCCTCCACCGCCAGTATATGGTGGTGTTGTTGGACTAGGCATTGCTGTTGCTGTTGGCGATACAAATCTAATTCCACCATCTGCCTGAATTATATAGCCAGGAATAGAAGCTGTTACACTACTACTTAATGGATGTGCAATTTTAAAGTCTGGTGACATTGAAAAACTAGAAGGTGGATCACCAGCTGACATTAAACTATACAATCTAATTGTACCAACACCACCAGTAGGTCCTGATCTATTAGTCCAACTTATTCTACTATCTTTTTCTACCAATGTAGGCGGAGTTGTAGCACCTGTAATATTATAAACTAAATCAACATAAGAACCTGCTCCATTATTAAAATCATCAATTGTATAACTGGAGTCAACAAAAGATAGAGCGTAACCTGCACCCGCTGGTGAAGTTGCCGTTGGCGTTGGTGGAATTGGTGTTGCAGTTGGCACAATTGGTGTTGCAGTTGGTCCAGCACCTGAACCCGAAGTTGGTGTTGGTGTTGGTGTTGCACTCGCACCGTTTTGAGAAACTGCAATTGTGTCAACCGTAGTTGTATTAGCATGTCTAACTGTCAGTGTAGCATTTCTAGCTACGCCGCTATTAGCTGCAAGTGTTATAGTCCAATCATTAGATGTACCTATTCTAGTAATAGTGATCCAACTCGGTGGGGTATCCCAAGAGTAACTAGTACTCAATGGTGTTATATTTACCGTTCTTATGTAATCGTTAGCTGCCATTATTTATGTTTTTATATTTATTTTAATTTTATTTTAGTTTAATATTATGAAGGTGATCCACCTCCACCTCCACCGCAATCTGGATATGTGAATTGATATACATTAGATATAACATCAGTTAAACCACTTCTAGTTTCAACAACTCTAAAGTAATATGTATTACCACATGCACCAAAAATATTTACTGAACGAGGTGATGAACATCCCGATGTAGCACCTGTCCACGGTCCAGTTGGATTAGAACCATATTGAACTGTAACTGCCGAGCAATTAACAGTATCACTTAAGTTGAAAACAACGCTAGCAGTATCATCAACAACATGTACCACATTAGTTATTGTTGCAGTTGCAGCTGGGATAGGGGTTGCAGTCGGAGCTGGAACTGGTGTAGCAGTTGGCACAACTGGTGTTGCAGTTGGCGTTGCAGCACTTACTAATGATATATTCCAAACTACCATAACATTCGAATCTAACGGATGTTTAACTGTTACGTTCCAAGTTTTACCAACAACATCAACGCTTGTCACAACTTTTATTCTATTACTAGAAGGTTCAGGAGTGATAGTTAATCCAGGAGTATTAACAAATACGTTAGAAGATCCTGGATCAGATGATGTAGGTGCAATTGTATAATTTAAATACAGCGTTGTTGGAATATTATAAGTTGCTGTAAGTGAAGTAGATCCAACTGCACTTAATGTTGCGCTTACTGCAGAATATGGTGATCCATCAGCATTAGCATTTATATCTCCACCTGTAATTTCAATTGTATCAGTTGCTGGAGATCCATCAGCATTAGCATTTATATCTCCACCCGAAATACCGATGCTGTCACCAACAGGTGTTCCACAATCAGTACATAATTCTCTCCATTCAGGAGTTCCACCATTATTATAATAAGCTTCAACAATATCTAAATCGGTATTAAATCTAATCATGCCTAATTGAGGTACAGAAGGTCTTTGACCTGTAGTACCAGCAGGCAATCTTAAATAACCCTTAAATTCAGCATTCATGTCTACATCTAAAATTCCAAAACCAGTGCTACTGAGTTTGATATTTGTATTACCAATTGACTTTAAATTCATTCCAACACCACTGGCTGAAAATGCATAATTATTTGCTAGGAATGTAATTTTATCTGTAGTAGCTCCAAACTCTATATTTGAACTACCAAATGCATTTTGCCAATTAAATTTAGAAAATATACCATCAGCATTACTTGTCATTACAAGCGCTTTATCGATAGCATGATATAATTTAATATAATTTTCAAAGGTAGTATCTTTGGCAATTGATAATCTAGCATTAGTAGAAATATCACCATCAGTTACATCTTCAACAAAATCATCATCACCTAACCAAATAATAGGCATATTTGAATCTGATCCAATTTTAGGTTTTAAAATACTAACTTCATTTTGACCATCATTATTTGTATCGACATTAACTTTGTACCATGGACTATCAGTAGCTCCGGAAACACCTTTTAAACCAATAGGTCCTGTTTCACCTTTTTGACCTTTTTGACCAGTAGTTCCTTGTAGACCTTGATCACCTTTTTGACCTTTTGGTCCAATTGGCCCACCACCATTCGCTAAAATTTGATCAAAGTTATAATTGATTTTCTCAAACTTTATAGAGTCCGAATCGCTTGGGTGTAATATCTCTTGAATGTTAATTGCCATTTTATGACTTTATTTTTATCATAGGTTTAATGTCGTAAGAATATCCTAATCTTTTATTATATATCAACCTAAAATTCATAGGCGTTTGCTTATGAGGTTTATAAGTGAAATTATTATCAGGGGAAAATCCTCCATCACCAATTAAATTAATATCATTAGAACTAACTATACTTGATGCAGCCCCTTTGAATCTTTTAGTGTACAGTTTTACAGAATCAACAACAAACTGTTCGATGATATTTTTACTTATATAAAAATCAGCATCATCAGACAATGTTGTTTTATCACCTGCTGAATTTTGAACACTTACATAGTTTTGAATTCCAGTTAATACTCCGTCTTCTTTTAATAATCTAGTAGTAATATCAGTAATATAAAAATCAGCAACAATTTCATTCTCATCTTCGAACATTAACACTTCTGCCTCATTTATAGAGTTACTTAATATTTCATCTAACTTTTCTTTGCTATTTATAGACTGATATTTAAACGAAATAAGATCGTAATTATCTTTAACCTTCATTACTGTAGATGCAAGATAAGATCTTTCTTCAGTGTTATCTAATGTTCCAGGAATGTCTTCTGATTTTCCACCAGAAAAAGCTCTTGTATAATAACCAGCATCCCATGAAGATCTAAATACGTTTACATCTTTTTTAGAAATAGCAACTTCATCAATTAATGGGTACAACGGAAGTTTATCAGATGACTCCGAAAGCTTTGTAATACCAGTTGGATTTATTTCATTAACCTTGTGATAAAAATGGTTTTTAATAACACCGAAATATTTATCATGCGTACCATCATCTTGTATAAATCCTACATTAAATGCAGTACCGCATCTATTATATCTTTCATAATATGATTTAGCCGTAGTTAATTCATATCCATCAGTTAACGAATGCCTATATAATATAGGCTCTAATCCAGTTTCTCTTTGATCTGCACTCGCCTGAATTCTATTAGATTTAAAATGAGTGTACATATCGGTAAATGTTATCACTGGTGTAAAATCAACAGTGTATGCACCATTATGTCTAACTAAGAATGGATAGTATGACGCCTCATCAGATCTAACAAGATTATAACCAATAATACCTTTAAATAATTTATAACTTTTAGGTTTATCGTTATCTTCCTCAATAGAAATAGTTGCGTATTTAATTATTTCATTACCATCATCGAAGTTGACAGTAAATCTATTATTATTTACAGTTCCATCTTCTTCAACTGTAGTATATGTAACACTATCATCATTTAAATTAATCATATCAGCAACCTTGTTTATAGATATTTTCTCTAAAAGAGTCTTGTGAATATGACCACCTCCATTTGTGTAATAATACTTAATTTTTCTTTGAGTATAATTAGGCAAATATGTAACATCTAATATATCATTTGGATCATTAACATTAACTGGCTTTGAAACAACAAACATAGTGTTAGTATCTTGAATTGAATAAATTGAAAATTTATACATTGTATTACCAGGAGTTTCCGGATAAATGTCCATTAATACTTCTCCAAATAATCCATTTTCACCTATTAAAATATCATTCTCAAAATTAGGAACAGATCCATCAAAATGATTAATACCTTCAACAACAAATGGTGTACTTCCAGTAAAATCCGCAGTATTCCAACTTAATGCACCACTAAAAGAAGTGTTAGCATAATTATAGTCTTCTATTGTATGATCGTATACTATTTTATGGTTTAATTCATAAAGTAGTTTTCTATTCATATTTCCCTTAATCCAATAATCACTTATGTTTAAGTTAATAAAGAATATTACAAATTTAAATTTCTTATTTTGAATTACTTCAAAATCAACACTATTAGTTTTCACATCAGTATTAGTCTTCAATAAAATACTAAATTTGTATCCATTAAATTCACTTGTAGGTACAAAGTCTAATGCAACTTTTTCTGTAAATTCTTTTCTATTTTTAAGAACAACTTTTAATCCCTTAAATATAGTACTAGCAAAAGCACTAGTATCACCGCCGTCGATTAATGTATATTTTTTCTTTAGATTTGTTTTAAAGAAAGTATTGTTTACATCATCTGGATTTAAATAGCTTCTAGTGAATTCACCAAACTTATTATAAATACTCGTTATATCATTTGCATCCAGGTTCTTTTCAAAACCTTCGGTTATCATGAACTTATCAAAATAATTGTTCTTAGTGCTCTTAAATAAATCAGCAGTTAATTCAAAGTCTTCAATAAAATTAACATATGAAAACGTATCATTTAATTCGTCATATCTTAAATACTTTGGTTTTTTATCCATATAAAACCATTCATGAGTCATATCATTTCTATTACGTTTAGTAGCACCTAAATCTGGTGAGAAATTAGTTCTACCAAAAGCCTCATTAGTATTTAAATAATAAGGTTGATCTCTTACCGTCAATGAATCTTTTAAAACCCACTTATTAATATTAGGAACCACTCTTGAGTTTATAGCAAATTCTTTAAGTTCGTTTTCTTTTAATCTATCAAACTCACTTGTAATATTCTGACCAGCTATTTCTACTACAGTTTCTTCCGATAATATTTCAGAAAGATTTGAGAAATAGTTTATAGGATCTAATGCAAAACTATCATCAAATATATCATTAGCATCTAACTTAGTATTAAATTCACCAGTAATAGGATCAATTTTTGCTATAGCATTTTCATATGGTTCGTAATTTAAGTTAGTTCTAGTTTCATAATCTAGTTCTTTTAGATCAGAATTAGAAGTATCGTAAAAATCAAAATTCATGTCATATATGTCATACGCTGAGAATAGTCCAATTTTAACTATGTTTTCATTAAATACTCTAGCTTCACCGTCAGGTGTATCTGACTTTAATTGCATTATTAATTTAGATCTAGTAGAATTAGGAACAGTTATATCTTCAACAATATCCAACACTCTATTAAATTCATTGGCATGTCTAGTTTCTAGATAATCTCCTATAGAAATTTCGCTAATAGTCGTATTGTTAATAAAGATGGATTTGCCAGTAGAATTACCACCAGTTAAATAATATGCATCCCACTTAAACAATACTGTATTAGCTCCATCTCTTAATTTTAGAATATTATCAGTATCTCTATTGTTAACTTTTACAAAATCAATAACATTTGATTTATTAACCAAAACTGTATATTGCAATAATTTATAACCTGGAATTCTAGACTTAATCCAAATATCAGATCCAATATTAAATGCATCTAATGCACTATCATCAGCATGTATAGCACTTGCTAAAGCAGAAGCAATATCACCTAATTTACCTTGACTAGAAAAGAATTTTCCACTATATGTTCCTTTCGGTAAAGTATAATTAGCAGAATATGTTCTGTTTTGAATATTTATGTTTGTTTGAATTTGATCAACTCTTATGATAGAACTAATTGCTCCAGAAACATACATGTTAAGATCACCTAAATTTGTTTTTATCTCAGTAATAACAAATGATTTTTTAACTGCATCAATATTTAATTCTAATATCGGATTAGTTGGATTATTTAAAAAAGTAAAATTGTTCCAAGCGTTTAACATATTAAGTATTGTTAAATTGAAAGTAGAACCAGTAGTAAACGTAAATTGATATGGTCCAGTAGAATCTTCAATATTAATGCTAATATTTTCACCTGGTGTATGTTTTACAAATGTAAACTTGTAAGATTCTTCTCTTGAACTTACAACAGCAATTGCATCGCTACTATCTGGGACATCTATGATTGACATTTTAACAAAGTCATAACCTCTTTCATCGGTCTTGATTAAATCAACCGATCTTCCAGTGTTAGATATTCCAATCGTGCTCGGTATATTTCCAGTAGTATCATCTATTTTAACTTCTAATTGTTTAGGATCATAAAGTCCTGAATTAGAAATCTTATAGTAAATATCGTTTATTGACACGTAACCTAATGTAGGCGAAGTAGACATTTGTTTATGTGATGGAATTGCAGTAATAGGATTATTAGCATCAACATAAGAAGTAACATTACTAAACTTAATAATATTATTATCTATAGAATTTATTTCACCTATTCCAGAATCAATTGCATCAACATATAATCCAAAGTATCTGTTAACGCTATAGTCACTTGAACTTTCATCGTCAAACAAAAACTCTAAGTTTAACAAGTTAGCACATAACATACCATTTCTTCTAAAACCATCTGTGATAAAATCATTGGCTTCAATAAGAGGTTTGTCAGCTTCAACATAATCTTTGTAAATGTATTCACCTTTACTAGTTAATTCACCAGACTTAATATCAATACCATTAAAACTAGTCATGTCATTTTTACCAAACGAAACAGTAATTGGTGCCTTTGGAAAAGTTTCTTGTTGTACATGATTTCTAATGTACTTACCTAAATCTGATTTTTTAGATAGATCAAATGTTTTAACTATTTCAGCATTTTTTAATATCTCTTGAATTCTTGAAACGTTATCAGTACTAACTGTCGCAGCATCGATACCTGTTGGATTTTTAACTTTAAAAATTACAAAATTATCTGGCATATTATTGTCAGCCCATATAGGTGCAAAAATTCTATAATTTTCATCATAGTTTTTAGAATAATTATATGTTGTACCATATTGGTATTCCTCTTCTATTTGTTTATCATAAGAACCTAATACTGTTAAATCAGATTCAGATCTTTTTGTTAAATAAATCAAATCAGAAGGTGTTCCAGTATTTTTAAAGAAATTCGCAACATCATTTGCATAGTTACCATTAGGATTAACTACATTCTTTTTATATTTTATAGCGGCCAATTCTTTAGAAGCATTAATACTTTCTAAATAAACAGAACCATTTGAACTTGTAACAATTTTAATATTACCCGATAATTTTGGATTAGTTCTCAATAATGGTTTTGTAACATTATCTAATTGATAATTAGTTTGAGTCCTAAAATTAGGACCCGCTTTAATAGTTTCATAATCAGCTATTAATGGAAACGTATAAGTTTCTAATACTAAACCAGTAACATTAGAAATACATGGTTTTGTATCTCCGTATACTTGTATAATAGCTTCACTTCCTAAACCAATTTGCGTTCCACTTGAAACAACTGGGCGCTTTTGTGGAACTGGTGAAGGTATTAAATTTGCGACATACAGCGCTTGTGTTTCTTCTGCAATTGCAGCCAACAATAAAGATTTAGCTTCATCAATGTCTTCAGCAATAATTTTAAAGCTGTATTCTAAACAGCTATCGAAGCTGCTGGAAGATATGACGTTTCCAAACGATAAAGTATCTACAAAATCTTTTATATAACTACCTGAATCTCCAGGATAATTAGTATGCAATCCATCTATGATGTATATAGGCCAAAATAAAGTCTCAACATTATTACCAGCTTGAGGTCCTTCAATTTCAGGAGTACATGAATAAAATCCGTAAAATACATTTTCTATATTTCCATTAGTGATGAACTCATTTGTAACTATTTCAGGTTTGATGTAATCTTCACACTCACCATATGTAGATATAGCACCACCTGATACCAATAATTTATTATTATTATAACCGTACCATTTAAAATTAACTCCATCACCTAGATTTTCCCAAATTAAATATCCGGTGTTATCTTCAAATATATTAGATTCAAATAAATCATCAGGATCTTCTACCGTAGCGCCAATACTAGATTTATAAATAGGTGTATTTGATTTGGCTAGCTCCAATAAACCACTAAACGGTCGCATACCTTCTTGTCTAACATAAAATAAAGAGGTTGAACTTGCAGTTCCAGCACAAAACTGATTTATAGTAGGATCTGATAAATTAGTTTTATAAATAGAAGTTAATTCAAAAGTCTCGTTAGGAAGTAATATACCACATAGCCATTCAAAATCATCTGAAGAGGGTCTTGATTTACCCCATGTATTTGTAGTAGATCGTTTATAGTAAACACTGGTCGAATTTAAAGCACTGTAAATTCCGCTATCTATTTGACCAAGTTGACTGCCTGTACTTGTATATAAATTAGAATAATATTCGCTACTAAAAAGAGGTATGTCGTAATTAACTAAGTCACTTAAAGTTTTAGACACACTACCTTCATACCATAGCGTTACGTATTGATAATCACCCGAACAATAATCTCTGGAATTTGTAGCATACTTAACATTTACAGAAGACGATGTAGACGTAATACCACATGGAGTAATGCTGATAATTTCACCAGAAAGATCTATTCCTAAAATTACAGATGCAGAGCTATCAGACACCGGTACTAAATTTATAATAGAACTGGCTGGAACCACTTTGTTAACTAGACTTTCATCGTAATAAATAGAATCACCTGGAATTGCAGGTATTGCAGGTGTACCCGGTGTAGCAGGTACCTCATTAATACGAGCTACTAATTGTGATACGTTATTTGCCTGAGAAGTAGAACCATACGCTAAATTATTTTTAGCAGCAAAACATATTGAATCTGGATCATTTCCAAACGATCCAATATTCATCTGAAACCTAGGCGTTGACATAATACTAAACGCAACCGTAAATGGTACAGATTGTCCACCCTTTGAATCAGTAGCTCTTATAGTCCAACTATCATTACCAAATATACCCAAATTAGGTGTATATTTTACACTTATGGTATTTCCAGTTTGACCATTTATTGTTATAGCACCTTTTATAGGACTAGTTATAGTAGATAAAGTTACAGTGTCTCCGTCTGAATCGGTAACAGATATATTAAAATTAGAAAAACTATTTTGCGTTACATATATTGTACCCGGATTTACGATCACAGGAACTGCATTTGCAGGATTAATTGTTATAGTAGCAGATGGAGAAGTTTGATTATTTCCATCTTTTACTGTAAATGTGAATGAATCAGATCCAATTGTAGATGCTGTATGCACATATGAATATACTGCCGAACCAGCAACACCGACTCTAGTCAATGTACCTTTAGTAGGTTGGTCAACAATAGTATAAAATAAATTAGTAGTCTGATCATCTAGACCTGTCAATGTAATAGTCAATGTTCCATTCCAAGAAACACCATATGCAGCACTTATCGCAATCGGTACACTATCAGGTGTAGGACTTGGCGTTGGTGGAATTGGTGTAGCCGTCGGTACAACAGTAGGAACTGGTGTAGCCGTTGGTGGAATTTCAGTAGCTGTTGGTGGAAGTGGTGTTGCAGTAACTATTGGTGTTGCAGTAACTATTGGTGTTGCAGTAACTACTGGAGTTGGCGCTGCACATACAGCCATATCAGTTATTTTACCATTGCTATCAACTTGAATAGTCTCTGTACCAATCGCTTTATAATACCAAGTATCACCACCATTAAATACCAATAACATGGCAATATCTGTATATAAAATAACATTTATTCCAAATGTTGGAAATGTAGTGTCATTATAATATAATGTTAGGGTGCCACTCGCAGCAGGTCCATTAGTACATGCTAAAACACTAGTTGCGTATGGAATTGTCTTAATTGAAATTGATGCCATTTATATAAATCTTTTATTAAACAGAGTTCCTGTCTCTGTTATATATCTAAGATTTATTAGTTAGCATTAGGCAAATCTAGTCAACTTAGCGGCTCTAATTGAATTTAGATTTTTACCAGCTGGACTGTACTTAGCAAATACTTCAATATCAAACGAAAATTGTTGATCGTATTTATCAAATATGTCTAATCCAATTTTCTTAGTATATGTTAAATTAGGGAATGTTAATTTAGCTTGACCTCCAACTCTACCAATATCACTAGATGAATCATTACCAAAATAATCAGTCATTCTATATTGGAACATGATGTCAACCGAAAGCGATTTAGAAGTGTCTAGTGTACCAACTGCAGATTTAATTTCTTTTCTACTTTGTTTAGCATCACCTTCTACTCTTAATGTGTTTAAATTAATTGGCGATAAAAATAAGAAAGCTCCACAAGAACGACCACCTAAAAGATATTGATCATTTGCATCGAAAGACATTTTAAATGTTCTATCACCAGCTGCAATTAAACCAGATGTTTTTTGGAATGCTAATTGTTTAGTAGACTGAATTGAATCAATCGCTGAAACTGCAAATGAGTTTCCGATTAAATTATTTATACCGCTATATATAAATGAAGTTCCAGTTGCATAGGTTGCAGTAATAGGCATTGTATAAATAGCATTATTTACTATAGCCTGAACGTTACTTCGTTGTTCAGTATCAGTAACTGCAGCATCGTTTGTTGCAATACTTTGTAAATCTGTATATAAGTTTTGTAAATCTGGATGATCCTTATGGATGTATAAACCATTATTATAATTTGCAGCACCTATAGTAGATACACTACATACATCTATTTTATCTTTAGTAAAATCTCCAGATATATTTCCAGTGACACCCGTATCACCTTTACCGAATGTTCCAGTCCATATAAAATCAACAGAATTACCACTTCCATTTGGATCAATTAATTGAATTCCAGCAGCAGTTCCTTGAAATGTTGCATAACTAAGAGGATACTCATAATTTGTTAAATTTGGAAGTGCACCAGACAATAAAGATTCCGTCACGTATAATGGATTTTGATTAGCAATATCCATAAATCTAGAGTAAACAAATTGTCCACGTCTTTGTGCAGATTGATATGGTGCTTCAGCTAATAATGCATATGATGTTATTGATGTTGCATCGATGTTTTGATATTGAATTGGTACTAAATCATATTTACCCTCAGATGTATAATAATTATCTGAACTAATTTTATTATCAGTATCTGCAATTCCGCTATCATTTAATCTTACACCAAAACCACTATCTGCAATTGCAGATCCTGCTGAAGTAGATCTATATGCTGGCAAATTTCTATCACCAACTAATCTTGAAACTAATTCTAATTTAGTAGCCTTTGTATTTTCTAATAAAAGTTTAAATGTTTTAGTAACAATGTGACCTTTCTTAATAGTTAAACTCGCAACTTCGTCAGTATAATAACCTGCAAAGATTTGATTTTTAGTATCATTGTTAATAACAGTAACTGTACCATCTTCGTCCATGATCTTAACAAGAAGTTCACCGATTTCCACTTCAACAGTAACTTTAAGCGATGCTATTTGAGCTTCTAATTCTGCAATTTTATCATAAACCGAAATTGGTTTCTGTTCAGCAGATAAGAATCCTGAAGCAATACTTGTTGCACTGTGTGCATAATATTTTTCATTAGCACTAAAGCTATCATCTATATGTGTAAATACACCTTTAGATGTTAATTCCTCTGAAATTTTAACAGCAGCTGTTTCAGCAGCATTAGACATTAATAATGCCTCTACGTTTGTAGTATCAATTTCAGCAATTGGGAAATCAATAGTAATTGCTTCCGACCAATCAGAATATATTGGATTTGCAGGATAACCAGCTTCAGAAACAGATTTAACTCTGATCTCTACTAATTCACCTTCATTAATTGAAATATCTAATTGATTAAAGTTTACTTCTTGAGCATCTTCAACTAAACTAGCTTGCCATGCAAATTTACCAGAAACAGTATCTCTATATCTGTCTCTAGCCTTAGTCGTCATTTCGTTCCAATTTGAGAAAACTGCAGTTTTTTGTCTTGTACCTTCGGTGAATGGAAGTTGTGAAACTTCACTTGCTTTTCCACTAGTAGATAAGTATCTGTATTGTATAATAAATTGTACAACACTTTGATCAACAGTATCAGCAACTTTTTTAGGTTCTGGAATAGCCCAAAAACCTCTAACTCTATATTTTGGAGTAACCTTAGTTGTATTAGAACCCGAAGCCAATGATTGGATTTGGTTTACAATACTATTATATAAACTTGTTTCACTAGTTCTTTCAGTGATAAGTGAATTTAATTCGTTTTTATCTTTATCTTTTTGAATATTAGATTCATATTTCTTAGTAGAAATCTCAGCTCTTTTCTTAACTATAATTTCATCTAATTTTTTAATCTTCTCTTCAACAGAAACTTTGTCAGCTGCTAACTTTTTAATCTTGTCAGCGCTGTCATTAGCTGTAAGGTGAGTATTAATTTGTACTACCTTAAAGTTATTAAGATCCAGTGTCGGAGCATCAGGAGTAATACCCTGTGTTGCTGGTGGAATAGCATCTTCTTTAAGTGCATTAATATATCTACCAAAGTCAGCGACTTCAGCCTTGTAATAATCGTCTAATCTTATTGATGAACCATCGGTTTGTACTAATGTTAATTCGTTAGAATAAAAACCAATACCAGGTGACCAATTTTCTGCCAATATTTTAGAATCAGGATCTATTGCTTTAATAAATACTAAAAGTCTTTCATTAAAACCAACATTAACTTGTATGTTTAGATTATTATCATCATTTTTATAGATTCCTAATTGATCAGCACCAATCTTAATAGATTCATAACCTTCAACTAATAATAGTTCTACTTGATTTGTAGATCCATCAATTCTAGTAATTTTATATCTGGTGTTTCTAAGACCACCTTGAATCATAAGTTCATCACCAACTTTTAATGTTTCTGTTTCAGCAAAAGCCTTTGTAGAATCACTATATGTTAATTTATCTAAAGCATATAATTTTATACCTCTTTTAGTTGTAACACCCTCGACAGTTTCTTCTCTCTTAGAATTGTTAATTTTTAATACATCAAATTTACCAGTGTATTGTGCATTTCTATAAGGTAAATCTCTAGTGTCTTCATCTAAAGTATATGTTAAACTATTGATTGCAATATCTCTAATTGCAGTAGCATAATCTATATTTTCTTTATTCTTAAAGTTAGTGTTAAAATAATCAACAGTAACTGCATTCGAAGAATCAAATAAAATTCTTTTAACTAATATCTTTTCAGTATTGGTAGGTATTTGTCCACCAACATTAATAGTAGTAGTCAATAAAGGATTTAAGAAATCTTCAAAGAAATAATTAGGCTTAGTTGAAAAATTAACAGGTCTATTAAACACAGTAATATCATTAGCTGGAGATTTTAAAGTAGATGTAATAATATTTTGATAAGTACCATCTGGTAACTTAATTCTAGTATTACCCTTACCTAAACCCGCTAAAGATTTTAGATTAGTGTCTAATCTTTCTAACTCTCTTTTCATATAACCAAATGACGGTACATAAACTGTTTTAGTTCCATCAGTAGTTATTATCTCAAGAGGTACATCTTGTTGATCAGTCGTGATTGCTTCATTAATTCTCTCAAAAGTCTTTAAGGAATTAGCGTTGATCTCAAGTAGTTTCTTGAGTGAATTAGAAATAGAGTTGTTAGTATTCATATTATCTTAAAATATCAGCTTCGAATTGATAATTAGCAGGATTTATACATACTAATTCAATAT